TTATTTAAACTATAATTTTTATCTTTTAATTTAAATACTGTTAGCATAAAAATAGGATCATATGTCATATTTTCTTATTTTTTTTTAATTAGAATATTTTAAATTAAAATAAAATTGTAATTTATTAATAAATTAAATATTAATTTATTAATAAATTAAAAATTAATTTATTAATAAATTGTAAAATATTTTATAATTTAATTCTTTAATAAAAAGATTTTCATAAATCCTAAATTCGGATGTAAAAAGGTGTCCAAAAATCCTAAATTCGGGTGTATAACTAAGTTTATAACATTGTGTACAAATATTTAAAAAAATGACAGTAAAATATATGAAAAATTTATTATTAATAAACTAATAATTGTTCAATATATTATGACTGTATTTTCAAAATTACCTAGTGATGTTTTACAACACATTACAACTTTTTTTTCGTTTGAAGAACATATGTTATATAAATCACTTTATACAACATCATGTATAGATGAGTTATTTTTTTCTATTCCAATCGATCAATTTAAAAATAACTTCTTTCATACATTTATTTCATATTTATTACCAAACTTGTTTAAAACACATAATTTAGCTTTTTTTGAGAAATTAATATATAATTCATATTTAAAAGCTTGTGATTTTAAATACCTTCTTAGAGATATAAGTTATTATAGACGCATTGATATTGTACGTCTACTTCATAGCAAGCATTTTTTTTTATCAGATACCATGATTTTAAATGTAGAATTGGAGATATTGTCTCAGGAGGGTCTTTGTCCATCTTACATTGGTATTTGGGTTTATTAAATGAAGATAATCTGAATAGTTTTGTAATTGATGATGATATTATTGTATATCAATATATAAAAGCCTCAATTGAAAATAATAATTTTGAAATGCTAATTTATTTAGATAAGCAAAAGCTTTTTAATTCAAGATATAATAAATCATTAGTATATTGGTTTGACTTCATTTTTAAGGATGCTATCTGTCAGGCTAATATAAGTGTTGTAAAATGGTTGATAGAAAAAAAAATAGCATTATCAAAAGATATAAACTTTATGCAACGTAACAAAAATGAATTATTTATTCAGGTGAAAAAAAAGATACAGCGCGAGTTATCCGCTAAAAATATGAATTATTTAAAGGAAGATGATTATTGTAAAATAATTGTGTTTCAAAATCCAAAATATTTTGTTGCAAATAAAATAACAGAAGAGTGTAGTGAAAGAATAGTATCATATTTTCAAAACCATCCAGTTTTTCATAAATTTTTTAAATAAAAATAACAATACCTGTTAAAAAAATGACAGTAAAATATATATGAAAATTTATTATTAGTAAATTAATATTTATTCAATATTATGAGTGTATTTTCGAAATTACCGTATGATGTTTTACAAAACATAACAACCTTTTTTTCGTTTTCGTATGAACAATATGAGGTGTATGAATCACTTTGTAGTATCTCAAGCATAGATGAGTTATTTTTTTCTATTCCTATGCAGGACTATAAGAACTTCTATGATACGTTTATTTTACTTATATTACCAAAATTGTTCAAAACACATAACTTAGCTTTTTTCGAGAGATTGATTGATGATTCATATTTAAGACCTGGGCATTTCATTGTCAACCATCTTGAACGAATAAGCTATGATAAACGTATAGATATTGTACGTCTACTTCATAGCAAGCAACCTTTTTTTCAAGAAAACAATAATGTTAAGTGCGAAGTTGGATCTATTGTCTCTGGAGGGTCTTTGTCCATCTTACATTGGTATTTAGGCTTATTAAATGAATATAAGTTTAATAGTTTTGTAATTACACGTGATATTGTATATAGATATATAAAAGACTCAATTGAAAATAATAATTTTGAAATGCTAATTTATTTAGATAAGCATTTAAATTCAATATGTAATAAATCATATGAATATTGGTTTGACTACATTTTTAGACATGCTATCTGTCAGGCTAATATAAGTGTTGTAAAATGGTTGGTAGAAAAAAAAATAGCATTATCAAATGATAAAAATTTGCAACTTCACAAAAATGAGTTATTTGTTCGGGTGGAAGAAGTGATACAGCGTGAGTTATCTGTCAAAGAAGATCCGTTTCTTTGGAGTGAAGATGATTTTTATGAAACGATTGAAGCAGAACGGAATAATTTTACTGCAATCAAAATAACTGTAAAATCTAGTGAAAGAATAGTATCATATTTTCAAAACCATCCAGTTTTTCGTAAATTTTTTTAAATAAAATGACAGCTAATACTATCTAATTTATTTTTTTATGTATTATTTATTATAAATTATGTGTTTGCTTACCTATATTCACGATCAGTATCTTTTAATACATATTTTAAGTTATGTTACCAACATTACTTTAACTGACTATGGAAATACCAAATCATTAGATTATAGTAAACTCATCTGTGAACTATGCAATGATAAAGGGTCGCGCTTTATTTTAGTATTTTATGATGAAATATTATTAAAAGTTGATAACTTGCTAGAAATTCTACATAATCCTAATCCTAGTAATTTTAATGATTATTATCTAGTTCGAAATATGATAGAATCGTGTAGCGTAACGTTATTTGATAAAATCATAGCTAAAGATCCACGTTTTTGGCCTTATTTTATGACAGGAACATGGGCAGTTATGCGAGATTTATTTAATAATGATCGTGTTGACATTTTGCGTCTGTTATATGATAAATATAATGCTAGATTTAATAAAGAAATATTATTTAAAGCAATAAAAATAAGTAAAAAATCTCTATGTATATATAAATGGATAATAGAAGAGAAAGTAATTGGTTTAAGTTCATGGTATGATCAAGGCATTTTTAAAAACATAATAGATGATTCAATAATGTTTGGTGATATTGAAGTATTAGTATATTTCTATAGAAACACAGACTATTTCTTACATAATGCTACATCATTCGATCAAATGATCGGATTAGCAGAAGAAACATCGAAATGGTGGTCCACAGATAAAATTATTATGGATTGGTTATTGAGAAAAAATCAAGAAACTATTTACCATAGATGGTTATTATCTTTTGGTTAAAAATGTATATATCGATTTTATAATATATATTTTTAATTAAGTTTAAATATATGTTTTTACAATTTTATAATATTCCATTTTAATTTTATTTTTTAATTTTTCATAATTATTAAATTTTATATTATATAAATGTGGAAACTCTTTTTCATCTTCTTTTTTTAATAAATCAACTTTGATTTGTATTGTATTATCATTTATTATATTTCTTTCAAGTTCATTATAACGTAATGAATTTATACCATTTTTATTCCACGAACTTAAATCTTCATATAATTTTTCATATCTAATTTTTTCTTTATCTGTTATTTTAAGCTTATTTTTTATATCTAATGTTTTACTATCTAAAGTTTCTTCAATATCAATAATAGAACCATTTTTTGGATAATATATTTTATCGTATCCATTTGAAATAATTCTTAGTATTATAGCATCATCTTCTGCACCCCATCCATATATATTATTTGGATATCCATTTATTTTTTCAAATACTTTTTTACTAAATCCAATTAATGCACCCATAAATGGTTTTATAATTTTAAAATCACTTTCTTCATAACGTGTTCCTCTAATTGCATATGATATTGGATAATCCAATTTTTTAAAAAAATAGGGTAATAATTCGTAATCTGGTATTGTATCAATATCACTAAAAATAAAATTATCATAATTATCATCTTTACATGCTATTTCAAAACCAATATTTTTTAATTTTCCAATATTAAATTTTTCATTATCATTACTTTGTTCAATAATATAAATATGAAAATCACAATAAGGTTTTAATAATGTATTCATTATTTGAATAAATTTTTTTCTTTCTTTTTCACGTGTTCCATTACTATTATTTCTAAAACAGGTTATAATAGCTATTTTTTTTTTATCTTTTTTTATATCTAATAAATTTTTAAAATTTTTATGAGAATGTATCAAATTTAATTTATTTTGCATATAATCTAATATTGCATCTTTTGTTAAATATTTATTATAAAAATCTACTGAATTTTTAGCTATTTTTTTACATATTTTATCATTAGCAATACACCATTCTATTTGTTCTATTAAGTTACTTAAATCATTTTTTACAGGGATATAATGTTTATTTTCTACTAATAAATCACTAAACCATAATTTATATTCACTTTTAACAATTAATACAACACTATTCATGCTTAATTCAGATGATAATCTAAAAGCGGAGACATATCCATCCATATATAAAATATATTTGTAATTAGATTTTTCAATATTTGTTATTTTATTACCTAATTTAAAATTGAATTTACTTGTATCTATAATTTCAATAGGTCTATTCGTATATTTTTTAGGTCTTGCATTCCAATCAGTAATTGCAGCATCTAATATATTTGGATATTGTGTACTAAGATATGCAGCTTTTAATCTTATATTATTATCCATTGTAATACCACAACCTGTCGCACTACCTCTAAATATACATATATTTTTTTTATCATTCCAATTCATATTTATTTTTGACCATTCACTCTTATGTAATTTATTACTACAATCATCTATAAAATAATGGTTTGATTCTTTTAACCAATCATCATTTGTTGGAATTAATATATCTGAAAATTTATCAGTAATAGATTTTGAAAATATGGGTGCCATTTTTTTAAATTGATATTTTTCTTCTATTTTTACGTCATCTCCATCATATAAATGATTATATGGTTCAGTAAAATCTTTTTTTAATAATGGAAAATCACGATCATTTATAAAAAATTCAACATCTGGAATAACACGTTCTTTTACAAGAGTTTCTAATAGATCTTTATATACATTTGTATTTAATTCTCCTTCGTATCTTGGATATAAATTTCTAAAATTACAATTATTAGCATACCATTTTTCACGATGAATATCTATTTTTCTACCATATTGAAATTGTTCTGGATATTTTTTTTGAAATTCAAATATATTTTTATCTAATTCTTTTTTAATATCTTTGTAATTATTATTTTCTAATAATCTTTTTTCTTCATTACTAAAATATGTTTGTTTTACCCAATTATTTTTATAATTCGCATTACTAAAAGGTAAATATAAAAATAATTTATTATTTTTTATTATTACATATATTCCTTTTTTAAATTTATAAAACATATAATCAAATGTATTTTTAATAGAATTATAATCAATATTTTTATATAATTTAAAATAATTTTTATCTGTTATTTTTTTAATTTTTACATCCATCTCTTCTGAATAAAGATATCTAGTAGGTAGTAATGCATATTTATTTACATCTCTTTCATCTCCTGCTGTAAAATATATTTGATCAAAGGTATTAAATTTTGGATTTGTTTGAATTCTTTTTTTTTTGGATATTTTAAATGAATTTTTTGAACAATTATTAAAAGAATCGTAATAATTTACTTTTTTATCTCTAAATTTATTAATATTAAAAATATTATGTTCATTCATATATTTATAATAAATATAAAGATAAAATATTTATGTAAGTCATTATATATAATATGAAATTATATTTTGATGGTATACCTCCTGATTATATATGCAATTATTTATCATATGAAGTAGTATCAATAGAAGATTGTGATTATATATTAAGTTGTAAATTTGATTGGGGAATAACTAATTTTACGATCATACAAGACAATATACATTCATATAGAAATATAAATATGAATAAATATGTAATTATATTTTTAATTAGTGATACTACAGATATATTTGATATACCTGAAAATGTTTTTTTATTTAGAACAAGTTTATACAAAACAAAATTATCAAATAATGAATATATACTTCCTTATGTATGGGATGGAATTTATAATAAATATTTTGTTCTAAATAAAACTGAAAAACCAATTATTGGATTTTGTGGAAAAATAGATCAATATAGAAAAGATATAATAAATAAATTTATGAATTCTGATAAGATAGAATGTAATTTTATTATTAGAGATAATTTTTGGGGTGGTTGTCCTCACGATAATAATTTAAAAAATGATTTTATAAATAATATTATTGGATCACATTTTACTATTTGTAATAGAGGAAATGGGAATTTTTCAATGAGATTCTATCAAGTTTTATCATGTGGTAGAATACCTGTTTTAGTTGACTCTGATATGTTATTTCCATTTGAAGATGAAATAAATTGGAGAGAAATAATTGTTATTGGAAGTGATGAAAATGATGTATTGAATAAAATATTAGATATATATAATAATAGAGACATAATATATATTCAAAATAAATGTAGAAATATTTATAATAAATATTTTTTACATGTAAATTATTTTTCAAAAATATTTAAATATATTGGATTTATTACAAATAAAAGTATATCTTTTGATGATAATAATTATATATATGATACTTTAGATATATTTGATATATTTGATATAAATATATATAAAAAATATAATGATTTAATATTTTTTAGTAATAGTAATTTAATAAATCATTATCTTCTTTATGGACATCATGAAAATAGAATATATAAGTTACCAAATAATTTTAATATAGAAAAATATTCTAAATATGAGGATTTATTAAATTTGTCTAATGAAGAATTAATAACACATTTTGTAAATTATGGAAGATATGAAAATAGATTATAAAAATAAGTTACACCCCCTTAATTATAATTTTTATTGTATTATTTATAATATAGTCCTCGCATAATAAAATTTTACTAAATTTTATTCTTTATTGTCTAATAATACCGATTGTTTTTAAATAATTATATATTTATATAATTATTTTATTTTATTATAAAACATCTTATATTTAGAATTAAATTTAAAATATTTTTTTAATCTAATTTTATAAAATTAATTTTATAAAATTAATTTTTAGTAGAATTCTAAATTGTGATGACTATATATTATTTAATTATTGTATTATAAATAAAAACTAATAAAATAATTGGTTTTTATTTTTTTATATAAAATTTGGGGGTGTAAATTTTCATAAATCTTGGTTGTATTTAAAACTTTCTTAGCATTTATATGAATTTTTTGAACAATCTCTAAATTTATTAATATTAAAAATATTATGTTCATTCATATATTTATAATAAATATAAAGATAAAATATTTATATAAGTCATTATATATAATATGAAATTATATTTTATATATTGGATTTATTATAAATAAAAGTATATCTTTTGATGATAATAATTATATATATGATACTTTAGATATATTTGATATAAATATATATAAAAAATATAATGATTTAATATTTTTTAGTAATAGTGATTTAATAAATCATTATCTTCTTTATGGACATCATGAAAATAGAATATATAAGTTACCAAATAATTTTAATATAGAAAAATATTCTAAATATGAAGATTTATTAAATTTGTCTAATGTTAAATTTTATTTTAAAATATATTTAAACACATTCTAATATATTAAATTAAGATAAAAGTACACTTCGTAAATCTTTTTTCTACTCTAAAAATGATAAAAATAGAGATAAATAGAAGGTTATATCATTAGACTTATTTATAGAAGAAGTTAAAATATTTAAAATATTTTCCCACTCCCCCAAAAAAAGGGTTTTTGTATGTAAACATTCTTTAAGAGTGTTATAAAACAGATAGACTTGAAAGAGTTATTTATATCAGACTTGATTAAAACTGGTTTTTTTAAAAATTTACCACAATTTTAAAATGGACTAACTATAATAAGACATTTTGTAAATTGTAGAAGATATGAAAAATAGATTATAAAAATAAGTTATTTAAAACTTTCTTAGCATTTACTTGATTTATTTGAATTTATATTAGGATTTATTGAATTATATCTTTCTGAAAATAACAGTTAAAAAAATGACAGTTAAAACTCAAACATTATTTTTTTATACTATCAATGCT